CCGCGCGCCTCGACCCCGCCGAGCTCCTCCACCAGCGCCCCGGGCTGGCGGGAGATACGCGGCAGCAGCCCGCGCACCGCCCTCGTGCCCGTCCGCGCGATGCGAGTGAGCGGCACCGTCCACATCACCGGGTCCAGCGCCAGGTCGGTCGCAAGCTCCGCCGTGAACGCGGCGTGGCCGCGGGCGAAGTCGTACATCTCCGCCCCGGTCTCGAGCACCTCGCGGCCCGCCCCGAGCAGGTCGCCGCTGAAGATCTCCCGGCCCACGTCCACGCCCCCGCCGAGGATCATCCGCGAGTAGTGCATCGGCGAGAGGATCGCGTCCACGAGGCCCACGTCCCGCGCGCCGCCGCGCACCATCTCGCCCACCTGTCGGCTCCCCAGGGTCGGGGGCTCCGCGCCCTCGGACTTGAAGACCTTCCCGGCCACCGGCTCGATCGGGTCGCCTGAGCGCAGGTAGTCGATCCGCTCCCCGAGCCAGGCGTTCGGCAGATCGAGGATCTGGCTTCCGCGGCTGAGGATCTCCGCCCACAAGCCGCCGTAGGGAGAGCCCACGTCGGGCCGGTGCGGGTCGCCCGCGCCGGCTCTCATCGAGCGCAGGCGCGCCTCCTCGGCCCCCGAGAGGTACATCCCGGAGGGCCGCTGCCCGGTGGTGCGCTCATACTGCTGCTCAGGCGTCCGTGCCGGTGGCGGAGAAGCGGGCCGCCGTACAGGGCTTCGCCCCGGAGCGATCCGGGGCTGGTCGTCCTCTACCCATCCCTTGCCGGGAACGTAGGGCATGATCTATCTCCTCCGAGTGAAGATACGCGACCCCGCGCGCAACGGCCGCGCGTCGATCCTCGGCTTGCCATCTCTCGTCGCCCACGACAACTCCTGTGGCACCGAACCCTGCATCCCGATGAAGCCCACATGCCCCGAGGGGCTGTCCGTCCGCACGAAGACATCATCCGGTTCCGGCATCTCCCCCGCGCGCAGCTCCCGCCACCCGTGCTTCGGAAGAATATTGACGTAGTTCCTCGCGTTGCCGACGCCCGTGGGTAGCCCTGGCAGGCACTGCTGCGCCGCCGCCGCACAACGGCTTGCGCCGCGCTCTGAGAACTGCCCGGCGAGCAGCCGCGCCCCCGCCGGACCCACCGTGTAGTCACGGCCCTTGAAGTAGGTGAGCCCCCCGCCCGCCGGGACCTCCGGCGGCTTGGTGAGCACGTTCGCGTCCACCCACCCCGCCCGACCGCTCGGCCGACCGCCCGCGTCCACCGGCTGGACCTGCACGTAGTTCCCGTCGCGCAGCCCGGTGAGCTTGAGCCCCTGCCCGCGCACCAAAAGCGCCACGCGCCCGCTGTCGCGCGCCTCCCACAGGTAATCGTCCTGCTTGAGGTAGCGCACCGTCCCGGGCCTTATGGCATCTCGCCCCACGGACTGTCCTCCGGCAGCTCCTCCTCCGGGTCCTCCTGAGACGGCCTCGACACTTTTCCCGGACCATCCCCCGTCGCGTCGGCCGCAATGCCCTGCTGCCGAACCTCCGTCTCGAAGTTGCGCGCGCCCACCTCGGCGAAGCCCAGCTCAAGCGCCCGCGGGTCCGCGTGGCTGTAGCTGTGGTGGATAGTCGTGCGCGGCACCGCCGCCGCGGCCGCCTGCGCCGCCGCCCGCCCCGCGATCTCGTCCATCCGCAGCTCGTGCTCGAAGACGAGCCCCTGCTGCTCGAGGAACATCTCCGGGGTCAGCCACTCCGGGATCTGTCCATTGACCTTCATCTGCCCGAAGGCCAGCATCGCCTCGAGCTTGGAGAGCGCGTCGGCCACCGCAAGCCGCTGGGCCGCCTCCGAGGTGTCCTGCGTGATCTTCCACTCAAGCTCGGCCACCGTGCGGTCCCTGAGCGCCGTCATGCCGTCCGCCTCGTCCTTGAGCGCCTGCACCGAGAGCTGCCGCTGGATGTCGGTGAGCAGCCGCGGCGCCTCGGCCTCCCAGACCATCCCCGCCCGCGTGGCCTCGATCCCGGCGACCGTCGCGTTGTGCTCGTGCAGCGTCGCCTGCGCCTCGGCGGTGCGTCGCGCCGCGTCGCTCTGCAGGTTCGGAATCATCATCGGCGTCCCGCCGGGGAGCATCTCGACCCGCCCGCCCATGAGCGCCACGTCCCCGCCCGGAGCCCGCCCGGTCTGCTGCTCGTAACTGCGGGCGAAGTTGGCCGCGTCCTCCCGCGCGAAACCCACATCCTGGCTACGCAGCAGCTCGTTCCCGCGCAGCGTGTTCCGCTGCCCGAGCTCCACGAACTGCTGATACGGGATGTCCCGCCCCTCGTGCAGGAAGCCCGCCTGCGCCCGCGCCTCACCCGCGTCCGCCCGCCGGTCGGCGTTGAGCGTCACCTGCCGGTTCAGCGCAGAGGTCTGCAGCAGGTCCTGCGCCCGCGCCATCTCGATCGTGTTGTGCATCTGCGTCGCAAGCGCGTTGATCCGACGCTCCTCCTGCTGGCGCTCGAACAGCTCCCCCTGGGTCTTCCCCTGAAGCAGCCCTGTCCCGGCCTGTAGAAGATCGTTGAAGTCCATGATCGCTCCTCTCTAGTACCACTGCCACCAGCGGCGCGCCTGCGGCTGCCCGACCGGAGTGGGGACGCTCTGCGCCGCCTGCGGCGGCGTTTCTCCAAGCACCGGCTGCCCCGGAAGCATCGGCGTCACCCCGCCCGGCGCCTGCGGCGGCGGCGTCCAGCCCGCCGCGGTGAGCATCGCCATGACCTCCGGGTTGAACAGCTCTGTCGGCATCTGCGGCGCGTTCTGCACCGCCTGCATCTGCGCGTAGGCCCCAAGCAGGCTCCCGAGGTTCTGCCCCGTGGTCGGCTGCTGCGCCGCGATCCCGGCCTGCTGCATGTTCTGCTGCCCCATCGCCGCCGCCGCGTTCTGCTGCGCCTGCAGGAGCTGTGACTGCCGCTGCCGCTCGAGGTCGGCGGAAAGCTGCCCGAGCGAGGTGGCCCGCCCCGAGGCGATCTCCGCAAGCCCCATCCCGGTCATCCCCGAGTTGGTCATGCCCCGCTGCGACATGCTCTGCAGGAAGCTCTCGCGCGCCCGCTGCGTCTGCGCGTCCACCGTCTGCAGCCCCGCCTGGAACTGCGCCGCCTGCGCGTTGGGCACCGTGTCGCGCCCGATCAGCGCGTTCCCGAGGTAGGAGCGATACGCCTCCTGCAGGTTCACCGTGCCCGCCTCCTGCTGGCCGAGGTTCCCGGCCATCCCCTGCGCGGGGTTCGCCCGGTTGCCCTGCCCGCCGCGCTGGTTGGCGAACTGCGACAGGCCCGCATTCCCACCCGAGGATGTCCCCGAGCCGCCGCTCTGCCCCTGCTGCACCCCCGGGCCCGTCGCCGAGTAGCCCTGCTGGTAGCCCTGAAAGGCCGCGTTCCGACGCACCACGTCGAGGTAGTCGAGGTTCACCGGACGCCGCAGGTTCGTCCCCTGCGGGCGATCATCCCCCAGCAGGCTCGAGAGGAACGTCGCCCCGCCCATCAGCGGCCCCCCGGCCGCAAAGCCCATCAGTCCGCTCGCCAGGCTCTCCAGAAGTCCCATCAGGCCCACCATCCTCCTACGGTCAGGTCTATGTCCGCCGCGGCGCCCGAGCCGCCACGATACTCGATCTTCTGCCCGGACGGCGCCACCAGCAGCTCAACCGCCGCCCTGTAGCTGCCGCCCGCCCGCAGCGTCGCCACGTTCGCCGCGTTGCTGTTCCCGTCCGTGCGAAACTGCAGGTAGTCGTTCGAGGCCGTGTCCTCCATGATCCCGCGCAGCAGCACCAGGCTCGCGTCCGCCGGCACGATGCTCGAGAGGTCCAGCTCATACCAGTTCCCGTCAAGCGTCAGGTCGGTCTCGTCGAAGTCCACCGCCGCCGGGTCGCCCCGGTCCACGAACTGCTCCCCGGTGGTCTGGTTGATCGTCTGCGCGATCTCCTCCACCGTCGCGTCCGCCGAGACCATCCGGCAGATATAGCGCACGACCTCCTGCAGCTCCAGCGGGAGGCGCTCGACCTCAACCGGCACCGGAATACTCATCTACGCTCCCCTCGAGGGCATGACCAGATACTCCACCTCGACCGCCTCGAGGTAGAAGTCGTCCGCGCGGGTCCCCGCGATCTTCAGATACCACAGCGGCGCGAGGTTGCTCACCAGGCTCCCGGTGCCATCGTGCCCGTCCGGGACCCCGATCACGTCACCGCCCTGCGGCGCGTTCGGCGTCGTCTCCCAGGCGTTCGTGATCCCGGTCGCCGAGAGCGTCATCTTCGGCTGCAGGCTCCCGCCCTTCGTGCCCCAGCTCCCGTGAACCCACACCCGCAGCGGCCGGATCGTCATGCCCGGCGGCGCGATCAGCGGCGGGAAGACGATCGACACGTCCGCATGAAGCACGTCCGGCCCGATTCTCCCGTCCGTGTCCACGTCGTCGAAGTCAAAGCTCGGGTGCAGCACCGTAATGTAGCGGTGCAGCAGCGCGTCGGTCCCATCCGCCGGCCAGACCATCGTAGACCACGCCATGCGCGTGAGCACATGCGTCTGCTTGCTGCTGAAGCTGTAGGCCCGCAGCCCGGCCATGAAGCCCTCGCTGTCCTCCCAATCAACCGTCTGGTAGCTCCAGCGGCTTGTCGCGGGCTCCCACATGAGCAGGTAGCCGTCCTGCACGATGTAGAAGCGCCCGTCGTGGTAGCAGATCGTGTCGATCGTCGTGGACGAGGCCCACTGAGACCACGGGCTCTGCTCGGCCATCGGCAGGATCTCGGTCAGCCGCACCCCATCCCACAGATACCAGCCCTCCGAGCCCGCGAAGAGCACCCCCTCCGGGGAGCTGGCGATCGCGTTCTGCGCGATGCAGCCGATCCGCGAGGAGACCTGCCGCAGGTTCGCCTGCGTCGTCCCGGGCGCCTCAAGCACCCAGCAGGACGCCTCCTTCGTGATGAACAGCACGTCCCGCCAGGAGACGACGTTGGTGATCTTCGTATCGTCGCCGACCGTGAGCATGTTCTCGCCCGGCCACGAGAACGGGTCGGAGAGCTCGCTCCACCACAGGACGTTGCCCCAATAGCCGCTGTCGTAGTCCTCGTAGCTTGACGAGCCGCCGTTGAGGCCCGCCATGTAGAGGCGGTCGCGGTGCCCCTCCACGATCGTCCCGCGCGGCGGGAGGGCGTGGTCGGTGTGGTAGCTCTCCCCGACCGCGTAGGGCGGCACATCGAAGTCCTCGTAGGTAAGCGTGCCGCCCTCGATCTCCGCGATGAGGTAGAAGGTCTCGCCGACCGTGCCGGTGTCTGTGCTGGCCGTGTACGCCCGGTAGAGGCGCTTGCTGTAGTTCGCTGTTGCGTGGTCGGCGAGACCCGCTACATCAACGCCGCTGCCGGCGGCGATGACCACGGAGGAGCCCGGAATGACGTAGCGCGGTATCCCGTGGCTGCCGGGGACCACCGTGGCCGCGTCGATGTCGCAGGGCATACTCTCCTGTCCGGTGGCCGCGTCGTAGTAGGTGAAGAAGTAGGTGTAGCGCCCCGCCGGGTAATCGGTCCCCTCCGGGTCGTCGGCAGTGGCGTCCTCGGCCACCGTGCAGACGCTTGCGGGCGCGTCGATCCCGACCGTCGCGAGCGCCGTCCCGTTCCAGAACATCGGCGCGTCGTGGATCCCGGAGGTGTTCTGCTGGGTGATAAAGAGCACGTCCCCAAGCTGCGCCGCGTCCGCGATCCCGTGCGAGCGCAGCGTGGGCGTCGTCGCGATATGGCTCCACGTCGCGCTCGCGAAGATCTCCGCCCCGTAGTCCCACTCGGTCGGGCTGTCGGCCTCGAGCGTGTCCCAGGGCGTGTCGAGCACATACAGGCGCGCGGCGGTCGCGTACTTGCAGAACGCGAGGAGCTGGTTGTCGTCGTCGGTGCGGTACTCAAGCAGCGACTTCGCCACGCCGATGCTCGTGTCCGCGATGTCCGCCTGCGGCGGGTGGATCATAAGCTGGTTGCGCACGAGCCTGGCAACCCCGCCGCGCGTGAACGAGAGGCCCTTGGCGTCCAGCAGCTCGCCCTCGCCGAGGTCGTAGGGCCACACGTACCCCTCGGCGGGGGCGTTGCGCGGGTTCCAGCCCCGCGTGAAACCTCGGAATGTCACTCGCCGCTTCTCAGCCATCTTAGCCTCCGAAGATGCGCTCCGCCGCCTCACGGCGGTCGGCCTTCGCCTGGTTGATCTTCGCCCGGTGCTCCTTCACCCGCTCGAGCCGGTCGTAGTAGTGCCCCCCGAGCTTGCCCGAGGCCATCTCCTCGCGCCGCTGCCGCTCGATACGACGCTGTTCGGCGGTGGCCTTCGCGGCCTCCGCCATCGGGTCCCTGCGCTTGATGATGATCTTGTTCGCCATTGCTCAGTCGCCTCCGAGGTTCTTTGCCGGGTCGTTCGGGAAGCCGCCGTAGCCGGCGCCCCGTCCGTAGTGCGCGTTGATCGTGTCGCAGAGCCAGAAGAACATCGACTTGTGATACTCGGCCTCCTCCAGGTCGCCCGCGTCCGCCTGCTCAAGCGCCTTCCAGACCGCCCCCTCCTCGATCACGTTGCGCAGATGCAGCCCGAAGTCCATGTCGGTCTTCGAGGCCACCATCTCGGTCGGCTCCGCCACATACCACAGGTAGGCCTTCTCAGTCCCCGTCTGCGTCACCCCGCCCGAGCCCACGAAGAACTCGAGCTGGTTGTCCCAGATGATGCAGTAGGGCGTCGTCTCCGACTGCTCGTGCAGCGTGTTCTGGCGCAGCGCCCGGATGTCCTCGATCGGCCACAGCGTCGCCTCCGTGGTTTTGTACTGCACCCGCAGCGCGTAGGCGAAGTCGTCCGGGAGCGCGTAGCCCGAGGTCGCGGCCACGAGGGTAATCTCCTGGATCGCGGTGATCTGGTGCAGCGCCCGCTGGCAGACGCGATCGAGCAGCTCGCGCTGCGCGGCGTTGAGGTAGCCGACGATCTCGGAGGTGTCGGCCCAGCGCGTCCCGCCCGGATCGCCCAGGCGGTGCAGGACCATCGAGATCATGCTGTTAGTGGTGTCTCCGGCAGCCATCGGTCAGGCCCTCCTTAGCCCCACGCGGGGCGGACCTCGTGACGGGTCCCCTCGCGCACGAAGCGCGAGTTGATAAGCGCGATGCGGTTGGTGATGTTCTGCATCCGGCGCCGCTTCTCGGCGTGGTTGCCGATGTTCTCGTTCACGCGCATGGCCGCGAACTCAACCAGCAGGTCGCAGGCCCGCTCGTTCCACACCGGGTCTGAGCCGGTCGCCGCAAGCTCCGCGGGCTTCTTCACGTAGCGCAGCGCGTAGGCGTCGTCAGCGTCATCGTCGCCGACGAGGATGTGCAGCCGCACCGCCCCGTCCGTGGCGTTCTTCCAGATGTAGTACCACGGCTGCTCGAGCGAGGCCGCCCACTGCGGGATACGCGAGTTGTCCACGGCGTCGAGCTCGGTGATCGCGATCGGCCGCGCCGTGACCAGCGTTGACCCCACCTCCACGGCCTGCTCGTAGGCGAAGTCGGCCGGGAGCGCCACGCGAGAGCTCGACAGGCTCCCGGTGACGGTCTCGGTCATCTCCGGCATTGCCCCCACCATCAGCGTCCACAGCAGGAACTCCTGCGCCCGGTTCAGGTGCCCCACTATGGCGTCGTCGGTGAAGGCCTGCTGGCTCGCCTGTCCCGTCGCGTAGCGTACACGCCCGATCAGGGTTGCGGTTGTAGCCATCGGTCATTGCCTCCTTACACGTTCGGCGGCAGCATCCGCCCGCTGGTGCGCTGGATCGTCGGGTCGTGGGCCTCGCGGGCTATGTCGCGGTCGGCAAGCTCCTCGGTCATGGCCGCGTCCTTCGGCAGCCCCACGATCCGGTAGGTGTAGGAGATCGCCAGGTCCACGATCAGCGTGTGCAGATGCGGCGGATACTCCGGCGTCTCCTCGTCCTCGGTCAGGTCCGACACGTCCATGATCCCGGTGATCGTGCAGGTATCGTCGCTGTCGTCCGGGACCGGCCACAGGTAAATCTGGTCCCCGTAGCGGCAGTAGCGCGTCGGGGTGCTCGGGGTGTCGTTGTCGTGGTAGTGCTCCCGCCACTGCTCGAGCGTGAGCGGCTGCAGGAGCGTGTACTTCTCCCCGCTGTCGTCATACCACGAGACGACCTCCCACTCGCGGCTCGCGAGCGACACGTCGTAGGCGTAGGTGTCGGCGGTGATCGCGAGCGCGCAGTCCTCGCGCCGCCACTTGAGCTTCTGCCCGAGCTCCTGGTGGCCGATGTTGATGAGCTGCTTGAGCAGCGTCCGGGAGAAGCGGTTCTGCAGCTTCTCGTCGAAGGTGTTGAGGATGAACAGCTCGAGCAGCCCGACCATCATGGCGAAGCTCAGCCCGCCGGTCGAGAGCGAGACCTCCGTGCAGGTGAAGGTCGCGGTCGTGGTCCCCGAGACGGTGAGCGTGTAGGGGTTCGAGAACTTGTAGGCTCCGACCCCGCCGGCGATGCAGGCGTAGTAGCCGCCGAAGCGGACCTTGTAGGTCCCGTCGTCGAGCTGTATCTCGCACTGGCCGTCCACGTCGGTTATGTCGATGAACGCCACGGCGGTCTCGTCGGCGTTGCGCACGACCATGAACTGCCCGTTGACCGGCGAGCCGTCGCCGTCGTTGAGCGTGATCGTGACCGGGTTCGTGCCAAGGTTGAAGGCCCAGCCGTCGATCTCGGCGGTCTCCCACGAGCCGTCGCCGTGCGCGGCCGTAAGCTCCGCGTCGGTGGTCGCCTCGCCCTCGACGCCGCCCCACTGGAACCAGCGCGGGCTCATCGTCGGCGAGGCCCCCGAGTTCTCGAAGTAGGCGATGTAGTGATACTCCTCGGTGAAGGCCGCCTGCTCGTCGGTATCGAGCACGACCGTCCAGACCCCGGTGTTCTTCGTAGCGTTGTCGGTGGTCTGATGGGTGGCCGCCTTCGTGGCCGTGGTGAGCGCCGTGGACTTGAAGGTGTTGTCGGAGAAGTCCAGGGCCTTGAACGTGCCGTCGCTCTGGATCTCGAGGATGTAGACGGTGGTATCCCCGGAGGTGACAACGGCCCCGGCGCTGTCGAGCAGCAGCGCGGGGATGATGAGGTTGCCGGACTGGTCGCGTCGGATGTCGATGCCCGTCTGATAGTCGGCCATCTTACCTCATTCTCCCTCCGGTCATTAGCCACGGACGATACACGCCGACTGCGGGCTCGGCGCCAAGCGACTCCTCTGGCCCGTCCCACGTCGTCCATGCCTCGGGTGCACTGACCATCTGGTAGTACTGCCCGATCTGCGTTGCATCCCATGCCTCGTCGAGCCACAGGAACTCGTCGATGTCGCCGAGCAGGATCTCGTCGGGCCGTGGCGTGTCCCACATGTCGTTGCCGAGCGTCATCGGCATTGGTCCGGAGAGGTCTGAGGTCGTGGTCGCAGTCGCCTTGAACACCCCGTCCACGTAGAGATTCTCCACGTGGTTCCCGCCCGGGTCGATCGTCAGTGTGTAGGCCATGTGCGTCCACTCCCCGACAGTGGGCAGCCAGGGGCTGTAGACGTGCCAGTAGTAGCCCCAGTGGATGCGGCTCTTTGAGGGTTCCAGCGTGAACGCAGGCAGTCGCGACCATCCGCCCCGGCTGAACCACCGCTGGTAGTTCAGTGTTGACGGCCTCACCCAGAACGAGCAGGTCAGGTTAGTGGCGGCGGGCGTCGTGAACGCCGCGTTGTAGGCGAAGTCCGTGCCGTTACACGCCTGCCCGTAGCTCAGGATGCCGTCCGTGCGCGCCAGCAGGCTGTTGTAGCGCGTGAGAGGGTGATTGCCCTTCCAGTCCGCCATAGCTCCCGTTTCTTCTCCGAGAGGCGCGTAGGTGCGCGCAGTTGAGGGCAGCACCCCCGGCCCGGCGCTCGGTCCGAGGGGCTGCTGGCAGCCCCGCCAGACCTTTACATCCGCGGTGGGGATCTTGCAGATCAGCAGCAGCTTCTCTGCCCCGCTGGTCTGGGAGAAGCAGCTCTCGTCCGGCAGTCGCCAGGGGACCGGCGTGATGCCATCGGCCAGAGTGACCTCGAGGTCCGCGAGATCAGCTCGCAGGCCCGCCACGAACGACTGCCCGTCCGTCTGGCCGTTCGCCACGTCGGCGATGCAGAGCAGATCGAGGCCATCCAGCGCTGTTTGCACCGATCCCACCAGTTGGTGTGTTGCACCCACCGGTCGTGCCATCCCATCGCTCTCCCGTTCGTTATCCTGTGCGGCACCTGGTTACAGCATCCCGCCGCCGGTGAACAGCGGCCCGGCAGGCCCGCTGCCACCGTCCGGCGCAGGCGGCCCAGGCGGGATCGGTTGCCAGTAGTCCTGATCCGCATACTCGCTCGGGTGGGCGTAGAAATATGTGAAGTAGTTAGGACTGGGCTCCGCCCACAAGGCGATGTAAAGCGATTCGCCTGCATCGCGAGAGAGGGGGGTGGCGAAGGTAAACTGCACCCACTCCGGGCTCTCTGACAGTCCCCTCGTTACGGTGGCCGTCGTGCCAAGCAACTTGGCGTCGGTGTCGTAGAGCCCGGCCTGGTAGACGACATTGATCGGATAGGCGCTTGCGTAATAGGAGTGCCTGATATGCGCCGTGATCGAGGAGATGCCCGCCTCGTCGTTCTCTCCCTCGGTGAAGAAGATGGACATGTAGAGGTCCGGGGTCAAAATATCATACGGCGTGAAGGTTGCGGTAGTGGGCCACGTCGGCCACGTCGCCGCTGCCACATACATGTGGGGGTGGATGCCCACCGGATCGATGCACATGGCCTTGATCGTGGCATGCGTCGTCCACCTATCGCCGAGTACTCGCTGAAAGCCAACTGCTGAATAGCCGATGTAGCTCATGGCGTAGCCTTCCCTTCGTAGATATGTGCGTGGCCGGGAGGGTCGGGGCCTCCCGGCCACTCGCGCGCACCGCTTCCCCCCGAAAGCGTTACCCGGTCGTGTACTCGAGGTCCGCGAGGAACACGCGCATATCCGCGTCCACCGTGTCGGCCGCGTTCTTCGGGGTCCGACGCAGGCGAATGAGCACCAGGTCGTCGGCGGCGACGCTATCGGCGTTCGTGAGCGTGATCGCAAGCAGGTTGGTCTCGCCCACGGTCGCCTCAACGGTGTCCGTGGCAGCGTTCGCGGTGTCGAAGGACAGCGCGTTCGCGAGCTCCCCGTCACTGACCGCCATAACCTCGGCAGTCACGCGGATGTTGCCGCTCTCGCCGTCCTCGGTGTCGTAGACGAGGTTCAGGACCGCCCCTGAAGCGTAGTTGCTCGGGGCCATGAACTGGAAGATCGCCTCCGTCTGGCGCTCCTTCGGGAAGCGCAGAAAGCGCAGCGGAACATCGGCGTTGGGCACCTGATTGTCCATCGCGGCGCCAGCGATCAGGCACGGCATCAACGGCAGGCTTTCGGTAGCCATTCGTCTGTCAGTCCCTTCATCCGGGCGGTTAACATTCCCGGTTCATTATCTCGATCGGTCGATGCGCCGGTGGACCTCCGACTTCGCCACGACGCGGCCGGAGCTGTCGATGTCCAGCGCGGAGAAGTAGGCCGAAGGCTCCTCCTTCGCCTCCTTCACGTTGACCACCGCGTAGGAGGTGTGCGTGGCGCCGGCCGACTTGATAAACAGCGGCCCGGCCTCGTCCACGTCGGCGGCCTTGAGCGACAGGCGCGCGACCGTGCCCGCGTCGTCCTCCTCCGTGACCGCGGAGTCCGTTGCGGGGGCGGCGTAGGTGGTCTTGCTCGGCTTGCGGATCGTGAGCGTCTGCGCCTCGTCGGCGCCGATCTCCATCATGAACTGCAGGAACTCCTCATTGGTCTCGGCCTGGTAGCACTCGCCAATGACGCCTCGGCAGTAGATAGCCATGATCTGCTCCTTTCTGCAGCGGGGGGCGGCCCCTGATGAGGGACGGCCGCCCCTACGCCGCTATACGGGGACTACGCGGCCTCCGGGCGCGTCACCGTGCCCGAGGTCCACGAGTCGTAATCGAGGTCGAGGTCCTGGTTCCAGATGCGGCCCTGAGCGCGCCGGTTCTTCTGCACCATCTGCGCCCAGATGTAGAAGTAGTTGAGCTGACCGTCCATGTTCGTCGGACGGCGCCAGCCTGCCGGGTCCCACTTGAAGGACCGCTTCTGGTTCGCCGAGAGGTACATCTCGTCGAAGTTGATGAAGAACGACTGGTAGCCCTTCGCGGCCGCCCGCGTGCTCTGGCTCGCGACCCACGCCTCCCCGAGCATGTTCAGGTCCTCGAGGACCGGAACGCCGGAGATCGACAGGTCGATGAAGCCCCAGTCGAAGAGGTCGTCGGTCTTGCGCCGCGACACGGCGTTGTCGTTGACATCCACCTGCGCCGCGAGCACGTCCCAGAGGTCCTCCGGGACCACGATCACCTGCGGCTTGCGCCGCACGGTGTTCTTGATCTTGCGGATCATCAGGCGGTGGTTCTCGAGCGAGGGAGCGACCGGCGCGGCGAAGGTGCTGGTGCCCTCCATGTAGTGCGGGCGCCAGAACTCAAAGCCGCTGTCGGTCGGGTCGAGGTTGCCGATCGTCTCGGTGTCGTCGAGGGAGATGTTCAGGCCCGTAATCATGTCCGGGTCCGTGTCGGGATCGCCGTTGAACAGGTCGTAGGCGAAGTCCTCGCGGGCCGTCTCGACGCCCGAGGTCACATACTCGTTGAAGAGCTTGATGATCGCCCGGGAGCCCTGCGCGTCGGTATCCCATGCGTCCAGGACGATCGGGATGCGCCACCGCTTGAGCTCGTACTTGCAGCGGGTGGCGATGTCGTCGGAGAGCTGCTGGATCACCGAGTCGGGAACGACCTCACCGCGGCCATACCATCCGCCGGTTGCGGGCTTCTTGTAGCGGATCAGGGGCTGCTCACTGCGGCCCTCGATCCACTTCATACGCTTTTTGAAGGCCTGCAGCAGGGGGGTGTCCAGCCACAGGTTGTCGGTGAGGAACCCGTGGGTGTAGTCCTCCGTGAGGGCGTTGAACGTGCTCGCGGAGGGGATGAGGCGGTCGCTGACCGCAGCCAGTGCGACCGCCACGAGGGCCAACAGAACGATGAACGTAAGCATCGGTAGCGTCTCCTTTCGCGTTCGTGCGAATGAAGACGCCCGCCGTCTAGCCGCGGACCTGTGCGGCGGCCGAGCGGTAGACACCCTCGGGGTCGTCGGATTCGAGCGTCTGCTCGAGGTTCCGCAGCAGCCCCTCGTTGCCGAGCTGCTTGGCGAGGATGCCCTCCGCCGTGCGCAGGTTCTGCTCCTGCCGCGGCGGAGCGCCGCCCGGACCTCCGGGGCCGACCGGCGGGGCCTGCCTGCGCGGGCGCTGCATCGGCGCCTGCTCAAGCTGCTGCCGCCTGAAGGCCTCGGTGCCGAACTGTCCGAGGTAGATCTCGCGCATCATGCCCGGATACGCCTGGCCGCTCGTCAGTCGCTGGTAGGCGATCTGCTCCACGGCCTCGCGCACTCCCGGCTCCTGCAGGTGCTTGAACTCCTGCCCAAGCTGATCGAGCTCGCTGATCGCGGCCTGCACCGTGCCGCGCCACTGCTCCTGCTGCTGCTGCCGCTGCTGCTGCCCGTAGGTGGCCTCATACTGCCAGCGGTCGAAGTCGCCCTGCGTCGCGGGGCGCTCCATGTGCTTCCCCCACCACGCCAGGAAGCCGTCGCGGTCATACGGCGCGACGCTCCCAAGCGGCGGTCCCGGAACCTCCGACTGGCCCGGCTGAGGCGGCTGCGGCGCCTGCGGACCCATCGGGGCCACCGGCGCCTGCATCTGCTGCTGCAGGAACGGATTGAGCTGCTTGAGCGAGTCCGGGGGGTTATACCCCTGCTGCTGCAGAAGGCTCTGCACCATGCGCTGGTTCTCGGCGAGCGTCTGCTTGCTCTTGGTGTAATCTGCGTTGCGCATGTAACCGTCTGCAATCGCCAACGCCTTATCCTCGGGAAGCTCTACGCCGAGGAAGCCGTTGACCGCTGCGACCCGATCCTCGACGGACATGCCCGCCAGGTCCACCTCGTCAAGCGTGGTCGGGGCCTGCGGCCCCTCGTCCTGTGCGAACGGGTCCCTCGAAGGCTCAACAGCCTCTCCGTCCTGCGAGGAGTAGATCGCTTCGGGGTCCTCATTGCCGAAGGCGTCCCACTCCACGTCCTCGTCTGCGGAGGGAGGGAACGCCCCGAGCGCCTGAGCCCTCGGATCGTCCTGCTGGCCGGTTGGAGTCTGGCCTGTCGGGTTCGGGAAGGCCATCTTCTTCACCTCTGGGTGCGGATGATAGGTGCGTGTGCGCGCTTTGTCAAGCTATTGCGGCATTTCCTGCGACATCCCTGCACTCTGCTGGTCGGCCATCGCCCGCTCTTTCATCCCCGCCATCTGCCCCTCAAGCATCGCCTGCATCTGGGCGGCCTTCCGCGCCAGCACCTCCTTCCGGCCCTCGAGCTTGACCAGCTCAAGCAGCGCCACGTCGTCGATCGCGCCGAGCTTGAAGAGCTGGATCGCAAGCTCCGCCTGGGCCGCCGGAGAGCGCGGCAGGTCGCCCGGCGGCTGCATGAGCACGTTGTACTCGTGCGGCAGGATGTCGGCCACGAGCTCGCCGGTCTCCTCGTCCTCCACGTCGTAGCGGCCGTAGAGGTCGGTGGCCCCGAGCGAGGCGCGGGCGGTGCTCCCCTCGGCGTCGTAGACGATCGTATCGTAGCCCTCGAAGTACTCCTGCAGCAGCGCGAGCAGGTAGCCGAAGGCGTCCTGCAGCGCGCTTGTGGCGTCCTCAAGCGGCCCCGCCTGTCGCTGCTGGCTCATCTGGCGCAGCAGGTCGAGCGCGACGCCGGCGGTGATCCCCTGCGGCTTCTCGCCGCGGTTGACCTCCTGGATACCGCTGATCGTGTCGAGCGCCTGCTGCTGGTTGTGCAGCATCCCGAACAGCTCGCCAGGGAAGTCCGGCGGGTGGACCGGGTTGGCGTGGAAGCCCTGCCGGGTGAACCACTTCGCGCCGGGCTTGATCTCGATGTTCGCGTTCGGGTCGTCGGTCTCGGCCATCGGCATCGCCCAGAAGCGCGTGTACCAGTCCATCCGGGTCGTGATCCGGTTGTAGAAGTCCTGCGGGTCCTCGAGGTCGCGCAGCAGCGAGTAGCCGTGCAGGTCGAGGTTGCTTGGGTTGAAAGTGAACGGGAACAGCGGGTAGCCCTGCCCGAGGACCGGCGCGGGGCCGGTGTAGAGGATCTGATCGTCGCTCCAGATGCTCAGCCGCTCGCCGAAGTCGTGGTAGACCTCCCACACGACCGCCTGCGGAACGAGCTGCTGCTGCCCCTCGCCCTCCTCGGCCTGCTCGGGCGGCCCGGCCTTCTCATACTTCTTCATGTCGAGGTCCGGCCAGCGCCGCCGCGCGTAGCCGAGGTTGTAGACGTGCCGCAGCGCCACGAACTCGGCCTCCCGGATCGTCTTCGCGTTCGGCTCCGGGTAGACCGTCGCCGCGTCCTGGCGCTCGATCACCGCCCGCTTGCGCATCGGGTCATAGTAGGCCCGCAGCCAGCCGGTGCCGCACACCGCCGCGTCCTCGAGCCACTGCCGAAGCTGCAGGCTGTAACGGTCGCGGTGGCGCATCGCCTGCAGGTAGTTCGTGATCGTGTCCGCCGACTTCGCCCGCTCCTCGTCGTCCTCGTTCGCCGGGACCACATACGGCACCCCCAGCGAGGAGGTCAGCAGCGAGACCAGGTGCGAGATCAGCGGGCGCACGTAGTTCGTGACCACGAAGAAGTCGCTCATCTCGAGCTTCTGCAGCTCCGCGAGGTACTTGGCCTTCTGGCCGTGGCCGAGGATGTAGTCGCGCCAGGTGGTGTACTCGCTCAGCCGCCGGTGCGCGAACTCCTCCGCCTCCTCCACGCGCGGTCGCAGGTCCATCACGATCTGCGTGGCGCTCTGCGGCAGGCGCTCGCCGTCGTAGCCCACTTTGTCCGAGAGGAACGTCCTGATCTTAGAAAAGGCTGTTGGCCGCGGCACGGTCGTTCACTCCTCGCTCGGGGATCTCGTCCCATCCGTCCAGCTCGGGGCTCATCAGCTCCTCGAGCGTGTAGCCGAGGTTCTCATCGCGCCCGGCGGCCTCCGCCACCGACCGCTTCGGGTCGCGCTGCTGCTCGGTGCCCACGTAGCCATACTTGTCCACCAGCGCGGAGCAGTAGGCGCTCGCGTCGATCATGTCCTTGTAGCCATACCGCCCGAACTCGAGCACCTCGCGCTCATACTCGCCGTCGCGCAGGTCCGGGTGGTGGAAGATCATCATGCGCCGATACTTCGGGCGCAGGCTCGCCAGGATACGCCCGTCTTTGCTCTCCCCGTGCGGGGTCAGCGGCTCGATCGGCAGCCAGATGCGCCGGAGCTGGCACTGCCGCTCGATCTCGCGGCAGCACGACCAGCCGCCGTGCCCCATCCGCTCCACGCCCATCGAGACGATGTGCCCGGGCAGCAGCCCCCACAGCACGAACATGTGGTCCACCATCTCGGCCTCGTCATCGTAGGTGTAGGACGCCCATACGATCTGCTCCCCCGTCGAACGAACCGCCCACACCGTCGTCGCCGGCCGGCTGTCGCCCTCCCCGCTCGCCGGGTCCGAGACCGTGAAGAAGCACAGCGGATTGTCCTTGTTCCACTCAAGCATCGGCTGCGTCGCGTAGACGAACTTCACCCCAGAGAACCCGCCCCCGAAGTCCTTGTCCGTCGCGAGCTTGTACTGCAGGTCGCAAAAGTGCGGCTCCGGGCTCATCTGCCGCTCTTTGCGCGCCCACGCCTCGTCGTCCCACTCCCATGGGTTCGCGTAGACGTGCGGCTGCCCCTCCGGCGTGTCCTCCCAGACCACCTTATGCCGGTCGGCGTCGATGTAGCAGGTCCCCCGGATCGGCCACATGTGGACGCGCAGCTCGTCGGGGTAGTAGTGCTTGAGCACCATGCTCCAGCAGTCATACGCCGTGTAGGGGGTCCCCAGGATCAGGAGGTTGTCCGTGTCGATCGTGGGCCACGCTCTCACGAACGCGGCGAACAAACGGTCCTGCTCGAACTTGCTGTCGCAGTTGACCTCTGTTACCCAGTCGTCGATCGTGAAGTCCCGGACGTGCCGCCCCGCCATCCCCATCTTCGTCGTCCGCAGCTCGAACGTCGGCCCGATCTTCGTGCTCGGACGCAGGTTCACGCTCAAGCGCCCATCCGTCTTCGGGCTCCATTCATTCTTCTTCGGCAGTATGTGCGGATACAGGCGGTTGAACACCGGGTTCGCCCCGTCGATATGGCCCGCCACCGCCCCAAGCTGCTCGCTCCCGAGGTCGTAGTCATCGACACGGTGGATGTGGTCGTAATTCTCCGGGTCACGAACCAGCCCCCACAGCGGACGGCAGATCGCCCCGATCGTGCTCTTGAAAAACGCCCGGTGCGCCATCACGAACGTCGCCCGCTCAAACTGCTTCTCCAGCAGCCGGCACAACTCTCCGTGCGCCTGGTCGCTCGGCGTCATGCGGTCATACCCAAGCACGAACATCGAGAAGAAATGCAGGTCCCGCATACCCACCGCACCAAACAGCGCAGCCTCCGCATCAGTCAGGCGGAGGCTCTCCTTCTCCAGCAACATCTCAACTTCAGGCGGGCGGTCTAACCCCGGAAAGCTACTGCGAAGAGACCCCCAGCTTCGCCGCAGCTTCCCGTTGTAGATCTCGCACGCTCTTCGGACGTTCGGACGCATCCGCAACCGCCTTCCCTAACGCCGCCTGCAGATCCGCCACCGCCTCCTCATCCCCACTCTGCTTGAGCAGCTTCAGACCGTAGTCCAACAGCGCCTTCGCCGCCTCGATCCGCGACTTCGGATCGCTCCCCGGAAGATCAAGCTCCGCTCCGCACTCCGGGCACTTCACACTCTCCTGCGCCGCGTCCAGCGCCACACGACCAAGCTCCCGTATCCCCCACGCCTGCGACCGCATCACCTCCGCAAGCAACGCCTCCGGCGGAAACTCAGGCCCCCCGTCCGGCCTCACCAGGTCATACCGCGGCGTCCCCGGCCTCGGCCTCCCCCACTTCCTCCGACCACTATCCGACCGCATGATCGACCTCCGCCCCGACCCGTCTTCCGCGTCGGCTTCCACCCCCCTCGCCCTCCGGGCACAGCACCCGCGACGCCCGCACACGCATCACCGCCGCGTGCTCCTCGCACACCCACACCCCCCACAACCACATCTCACCCTCCGCCTCGCACCCCACATACGCGCACTTCCCCTCGACCGGCCACTCCTCCCCTACCTCGCGGTCTACGTCCGCCTCCAACCCCGCCTCGTGCTCGCCCCAACACTCCACGGCGACCGCCTCCCGCTCTCCCGTAGACGACCATTCCACCGGAGTGTAACCATACCGTCACACCCCGTCAAGCTCTCAGGGTTTTTTACTATTTTCCGGGGGGAAGGGTAGACCCTCCAAGGGCATGAGCAGCGACCGCAATCGAAGTCCCCCCCCCCCCC